ATATGTATATGGCATTTAGAAAAATGTATGAAGCATTAGGAATAAAAGATATTGATAGAATTTTACCTCCACCAGCACCCAATGCACCTAAAGATCCTTCTTTAGAACACATTGATGCTTTAGGTGGTAAACCTTTTCAAGCTTTCCCTGGTCAAGACCATAGAGCACACGTTACAGCTCACTTAAACTTTATGTCAACTAACATGGTTAGAAATAATCCAATGGTTATGGCAGCTTTACAGAAAAATATTTTAGAGCATATTAGTTTAATGGCTCAAGAACAAATACAATTAGAATTCAGAGAACAACTACAACAATTACAAATGATGCAACAACAAGCTGCAACTAATCCACAACTGCAACAACAAGTACAATCTATAACACAACAGATTGAAGCTAGAAAAGCAGTATTGATTGCAGAAATGACCGAAGACTTTATGAAGGAAGAGAAAAAGATTACATCTCAATTTGATCATGATCCATTACTTAAACTTAAATCAAGAGAAGTTGATTTAAGAGCAATGGAGAATGAGCGTAAGCAACAAGAGATGCAGAAAAAAACTGAGATTGATCAAGCTAAAATAGTTCAAAATAGAGATATTACGGATGATAAGCTTGAACAGAATGAAGAATTAGCTGAATTAAGAGCTGATACTTCAATTGAAAAGCAAGAGATGGCAAACGAGAATAGATTGACACTTGCAAAAATGAAACCAAAGAGTATAAGTAAATAATTATGATGAACTATAAAAAAGGTGGAAAAGAATTTAAAATTCCTGAGCAAAAAAAAGCTATTGATCCTAGATCTGCTACAAGCATAAGAGGAAAAAGCTATATTGCTACAGGAGATCAGAATTCTGTTCCAGCGAAACAGAAAAAACCATATAAAGTAACTTGGTTCTAATATGGCATTCCCAATTTTAGGAGCGCTTAAACTAGCTTTAAATGCAGGTAGCCACATTTATAAAAAGCGTCAAGAGACAAAAATGGCTATGGCCGATGCACAGCATATGGCAGCCACTAAGATGGCTAGCGGGGAGACGGAATACCAGGGAAAACTCCTTGAAGCCCGTCAAGCAGATTATAAGGACGAGGTCGTTTTAGCGATTCTCACACTACCTATTTTGGTGCTCGCATGGGGAGTCTGGTCGGACGATCCGGCCGCTATGGAGAAAATAAAAATTTTCTTCGAGCATTTTGCTGCGCTACCGAGCTGGTTCACAAATTTATGGATACTTGTATGTGCAAGTATTTTTGGTATAAAAGGTACACAAATTTTTAGAAATGGAAAAAAATAATGGGTGTTGGATTTTTTGGAAAATTATATAGTAAAGGTAAAAAGGTTTCACCAACTATCAAGTCGGTAACACCAAACGTTCCTACAACATCTCTTCAAAAATCTTTAAGAGATTTAAAAATTCAAGTTGGTAAAACAAAAGGCCAAGCAGCAAAATTAAAACAAACACTGTGGGAAAGTAAACATAAGAGACTCACTGAAGGTTTTACATTTGGTGAAGATAAAAAAAACGTAATTAAAAAAAGCAAGAAAAAAGACTAATGGTAAACCCAAGATATAAACCTTTTAACGGCAATTCTAGAAAGCCTATTAAAAAACAGGCAGAAGTAAAATTAAGCGAAACAAAACAAGATTTTTTATTTCCTGAAACAGAAGAATACATTGGATCACATATTAAAAGTGATTTAGCAGGGAAACCTGTTTCAAATAAAAGCTACGAGGAATATTATAAAGATTTAATATGGACTTAGAAAACGTAATTTATAAATTACGCAGAGCTTTAGATAACAGAATTAACTCATTATCAATCTCAATAACGTCCGGAGGGGTTGACAATATGGAAACATATAAGTATATTATCGGACAAATTAACGCCCTAGAGGCAACTAAACAGGAACTCTCTAACCTGCTTAATGAAAAGGAGCAAAATGAAGGAACAGTCGTCGACATCAACACAAAAGATTCACTTACCAAATAAAGATTTAGTTGGTTTAAAAAGATCAGAAGAACAAACAGAAGTTACAACAGAAAAAACAAAATTACCAAACCCCACTGGTTGGAGAATATTAGTTTTACCCTTTAAAATGGGTGAGAAAACTAAAGGTGGTGTTTTACTAGGACAAGAATCCTTAGACCGTCAACAAGTAGCATCACAATGCGGAAATGTAATCGCAATGGGAGATGCTTGTTATGTGGATAAAGAGAGATATCCAAAAGGTCCGTGGTGCAAGGTCGGTGATTGGGTGATCTTTGCTCGTTATGCAGGGTCACGTATAGAAATTGAAGGGGGAGAGGTTCGTCTTTTAAATGAAGATGAAGTTTTAGCAACAGTACAAGATCCAACGGACATCTTGCACAAATATTAACATAGGAAGGAACTATGCCAGAAGAAAATAAAATAAAGAAAGAAGATCCGAAGGTAGACTTAGATACTTCAGGCCCTGAAGTAGATGTAACTTTACCAGAAGAAAAGAAGGAAGAAGTACCAGAGATCACGGAACAGGAAACAAAAGAAGCAGTAGTAACAGAAGTCAAGGAACAAGAACCAGAAACAACAAAAGAAGATGATTCTAAACTAGAAGAATACAGTAAAGGCGTTCAATCACGTATTGCTAAACTTACTCGTAAGATGAGAGAAGCAGAACGTAGAGAAGGTGCCGCTATTGAATATGCTCAAGCTTTAGAACAACAAAGAAAACAAGATCAGTCTCAATTTAAAAAAATGGATACTGATTATTGGTCTAGATTTGAGAAAAATGTAAAAACAGGAATGGAGTCTGCTCAAAAAGAATTAGCAAGCGCCATTGAAGCTGGAGATGCAACTGCTCAAGTCGAAGCTAATAAAAGAATTGCTTCACTTGCATTTGAGAATGCTAAATTGGAGCAAAGACAAACACAACCTGTTGAACCGGAACAACCTGTTCAACAACTTTCAGACGGTGGAAGATTACCACAGCAAACACCCCAGGAATTACCTGACCCCGATCCTCAAGCAGAAGCTTGGGCAGCTAAAAATACATGGTTCGGTAAAGATAGAGCCATGACTTTTACTGCATTTGAAATCCACAAGGATCTAGTAAATGAGGGTTTTGATCCTAAATCAAATGATTATTATGCAGAAGTTGACAAAAGAATTAAGGTTGACTTTAGTCATAAATTTGCTAAAGGTGGTGATGTAGAGCATTCGTCCAAGACCAATCAGTTGGTCGCTTCAGCTCAGAGAAGCGTAAAACCCGGACGCAACACTGTGAGACTCACTTCCTCTCAGGTAGCAATAGCTAAAAAATTAGGAGTGCCACTCGAAGAATACGCAAAACAAATAAAACTCACGGAAGGAGCGTAAAATGAAAAAAGAAGATAACAATACTTCACGTGCGAGTCAAACACGGTCAAAAACTGAAAGACCAAAAGTGTGGACTCCTCCATCTTCTCTAGATGCACCCCCTGCACCTGATGGATTCAGGCACAGATGGATAAGGGCAGAGAGTTTAGGATTTCAAGATTCTAAAAATATCTCTGGAAGATTAAGATCTGGTTATGAGTTAGTGAGAGCTGACGAATATAAAGATCAAGATTATCCTATTATCCAAGACGGTAAGTACAAGGGGATTATCGGGGTAGGTGGCCTAGTGCTCGCTAGGGTACCCGAAGAAATCGCGAAGCAAAGAACTGATTATTATGCTAAACAAGCACAAGGTCAGGAAGAAGCGGTTGAACACGATTTAATGAAGGAAGAGCATAAGAGTATGCCTATTGATGTAAGTAGGCAATCTCGTGTAACCTTCGGTGGTACAAAGAAAAGTTAATTTTTTAACTATTCCTACTCATCGATTTAATTAACCGTCCATTTCGATGGACAAAAGGAGAAAACTATGGCTAATAGAAATAGCGCAGGGTTCGGATTTATTCCAGCAGGTACGTTAGGTAATACACCTTCTACCCAAGGACTGTCTGAATATTTTATAGACGCGAATACAGCTGGTGATACTTTTAACGGAGAAGCAGTAAGAGTTACTGCTGGTTATATTGTCACTGCTGAAGACTCAGCGACTGCGGAAACTGTTGGTGTTCTACAGGGAATCTTTTATAATGCAGCGACGACTTTAAAACCGACGTTTGCACACTGGTATGATGGAGCAATTACTCCAGCAAACAGTGAAGATATAAAAGCATTTGTTAATGATAATCCTTTTCAGTTGTACAATTGTGCAACTGATGCTGCAGTAGCTTCAACTATTGCTGGCGCACATGCTAAGTACTTAGATACTTTTGGTGCGGCTGCAAACACAGGTGGAAGTACTTCAACTGGAAAATCAACAAATACCTTAGACATTGGCACGACTCACGCTACGACTCAGCAATGGAGATTAGTAAGAAGCGCGGAAGATCCTGAAAATAATGATCTTACAGCAGCTTACTGTACCGTAGTTGTAATCCAAAACTTAAACCAGTACATTGATAGTACTGGAAGTTAACGAATAGGAGACTAAATTATGGCAATATCAAGAGCACAGCTAGTTAAAGAACTAGAGCCAGGTTTGAATGCACTATTCGGCCTGGAGTACAAACGGTATGAAAATCAGCATGCTGAGATTTATACAACCGAGTCAAGTGACAGAGCTTTCGAAGAGGAAGTAATGTTATCTGGATTCGCTAACGCACAAGTAAAAGCAGAAGGTTCTGGAGTTTCATTTGATGAAGCACAAGAAACCTACACTGCTCGTTACACTCATGACACACTTGCTTTAGCATTTGCAATCACAGAAGAAGCTATCGAAGATAATCTTTACGATAGACTAGCTTCTAGATATACAAAAGCTTTGGCAAGATCTATGTCTAATGCGAAACAAGTAAAAGCGGTATCACCTTTGATTCAAGGTCTTCCTTCAACGGATAACTACGATTCAGGAGATGCTGTATCTTTGTTCAACACTTCACACACAACTGTAAGTGGAACAGTGGTTAAAAATACTTTGTCTACGCAAGCAGACTTAAACGAAACATCATTAGAGCAAGCATTGATTGACATTGCTGCAATGACTGATGAAAGAGGATTGAGAGTAGCGGCTAAAGGAGTGAAAATGATTATTCCTTCAGCTAATCAGTTCAATGCTGAGAGATTATTAAAATCTCAAGGTAGAACTGGAACAGCAGATAATGATATCAACGCTGTTGTGTCAATGGGAATGGTTCCTCAAGGATATAGAGTGAACAATTTCTTAACTGACTCAGACAGTTGGTATATTATTACTGATGTGCCTAACGGTATGAAAATGTTCCAAAGAGCAGCTTTAAAAACTGCTATGGAAGGCGATTTCGATACTGGCAACGTTAGATACAAAGCTAGAGAAAGATACTCATTTGGAGTATCCGACTATAGAGGTATCTTCGGCGTTGAAGGTGCGTAAGCTAAACTAAATTTGTGGCGGCCTTAAAACCGCCACATTTCTAAAATAGAAAGAAAAAATGAGAAAATTCCTAGTTCATATCAATGCTTATCAATATCAGTCTAAATTTGAGGTTTTGGCTGAGGATAATCGTGAATCTATTGAAAATTCAATAGTTGACAAACTGGGAGAAAAAAGTATAAAATGGGAATCTCTTGGAGAAATGATGGATCCCAAGATGAACAGAATAACCTATGAGGAGGTTATAGATGGTCAAAGACCTATACAAACAAAAAAGGTCCTTGGAGTTGAGGTGGCAACTGGAGTATGAGCAAGAAGGCAAATATACTCTGGATATGGTCAGAATTGATGACAAAATTAGAGAAGTCATTACTGAGATCAAGCTCGAAGAATCTAAGATTGCAGATAGAGAAAATGCAATCAATAATGCTGCCCCCCAAGTTTCTGTGGCAACTTAATTAAACGCCACATCGCTGAAATCGTACTTTTATGCAAGGATCTCTTGCACTCTACTTAAATCTACTATATAAAAAAATCACTATACAATTAATTAGGATACTGACGCGTGTAGTCGACGGCCTATAGACAGTATTCGGAAAAATAGGAGGATATAATTATGGCAAATACAACTTTTTCAGGTCCAGTAAGATCTGAAGATACATTTAAAACAGTCAGTAAAGCGGCATCTACTGGAACGATTACTGAAGTCATCACTTTAGGTGATGGACCTGTTACATTGGGAGATGAAGATACAACTCTTACTAATGCTACACATAGTGGAAGACTAATTGTAGTTCCAGCGATCACAGCAAATAGAACAATTACATTACCATCACCTGTTGCTGGTGCACACTTTAAATTTATTTATGGTGGCGCTGCAGAAGAAGCAGAAAACGTTATCTTTGATACAGGTGCTAATGCTAATTATTTCATTGGCAGTATTGTTCATGATGATTCAGATGGTGATGACGTATCTATTTATGCTGATGGAAACTCTAACTCAAAACTAACTCTTACAGACTTCGGTTCTATGGAGATTAATATTTTAGCTAAAGACAGTACTAACTGGCTAATTTGGGGATTCTCACAAGGTGCAGACGCACCTGCATTTGCAGATCAATAATAAATAACTTTATGATGGGGCTTCGGCCCCATCTAATAATCTTAATTAAGGAGGGATTATGGCAGACACAGTAACAGGACCAAATATCTTGCAAGAAAATGATGCAAGAGTGGTTATCAAAATAGTAAATCAATCAGACGGATCAGGTGCAACTACAGTTTTTGGAGATGTTTCCGCTATGGCAAAGAATAACGAAGGTTCTTCTTGTGTACACTTAGTATTACAAAGAATTTGGTTTTCATGTCAAGGTGGTGATGGTGGAGATTCATACGCACGTTTAGACGAAGAGGATGATGATGGTGATATTCCAATTATCGGTTTAACAGGAACAGGCTACTGGGATTTTAGAGAATTTGGCGGAATGAAAACTGACAAATCAGCAAATACCAATGAAAGTGATGTTAACTTAGTTGTTCCAAGCACAGCTGACGCCGCGAACATGTATACAATTGTAGCAGAGTTTAAAAAGTTATATTCAGATTAGGAGGTAGAGCATGGCTAATACTACTTCTGGAACAGTAACGTTCGATAAAACATTTGCTGTTGATGAAATTATTCAAGAAGCTTACGAGCGGATTGGTATTTCAGCAGTAAGTGGTTATCAATTAAAAACAGCAAGAAGATCTTTAAACCTTCTTTTTCAAGAATGGGGTAATAGAGGTTTGCACTACTGGGAAGTAGCTGATACTACTCTTGATCTTGTTGAAGGAACGGATGAATATACTTTTTACAGAGCAAGTGGTGATGGAACAAGTTCTACGACAACTTCACCAGCAAGTGTTTATGGAGTTGCAGATATTCTTGAAGCAACACTTAGATCAGATAAAACAACAACAAGTCAATCTGATTCTTCTCTTACAAAAATAACTAGATCAGCTTATTCTGCTTTATCAAGCAAGTTATCTAAAGGAACTCCTTCACAATTTTTTGTTCAAAGATTAATAGATAAAACAACTTTTACAATTTACCCAACAGCAGATTCAACTAATGCATCTAAAGATATTCATATTTATTATGTAAAAAGAATTCAAGATGCAGATTCAACTTATACAGACGCAACCGATATTCCATATAGATTTGTACCTTGTATGGCTTCAGGTTTAGCTTTTTATTTAGCACAAAAATTTAATCAACAATTAGTACAACAATTAAAATTATTGTACGAAGACGAGTTAGCAAGAGCATTAGCAGAAGATGGTTCTTCAGCTAGTACTTATATAACTCCGAAAAACTACTACCCGAATATATAATGGCATACGCAAGAGGAAAATACGCACAGGCAATATCAGACCGATCAGGAATGGCTTTTCCATATAATGAAATGGTCAGAGAATGGAATGGAATGTTAGTTCATAAATCTGAATATGAATCTAAGCAACCACAATTAGAACCAAAACCTCATGGTGGAGATGCACAAGGATTACAAAATTCAAGAACAGATAGAACAGAAAATTCAGTAGCACAATTATTGCCCCATGATCCGTTTACCACGTACGCGGCTTCATCAGGTATAATTAATGTTAATGCTCCAAGTCATGGTTTGACAAATGGAAGTACTTACAGGTTCCGTGGATCACCGACAACTGCAGGAACTTATGGTGATCCAGGCAGCTTTGATGGTATAGCAGGGTCCAATATTGCAAAATCAGCAGGGTATGCT